TCAACTTCGTACCCTGTAAAGTACATTACATCATCTTTTACACCATCTGCATAATCACGCTTCATTTTTTAATTTCTCTATTTGATCTTTGATTGATAATTTTTCTTGCTTCATTTTGTTAAGAGTAGTATCATCGACATAGTTACTATAACCTCTTTCAATATTTTTGTCAAGTTCTCTATGACGTGATTCTAATACTTTGATTCTATGTTTGTTATTAACTGCATTCATACTATACCTCCAATTGTTGTAGTTTTTGTTCTTCTTCCTCTGTAAAGCATCCATCTTCATGAATGTCGTCTTGAGTAGAATTCTCTTCAACTTCAAATAAAGCATTAAATTGTGTACTAGCATTAATAGTCTTTTTACCAGTAGCACCTCTAGTTCCAATAATAGAAGTCCAAAAACGACTAAATTCTTCTATAATTGCTTCTGCTTCTCCTCTGTTCGATGTTGCAAATATTGCTTCCACAACATCTCTAAAAAATACCCTGTCAAATTGCTCTTGTACAAGCATTCTTGGAACAATTTGATTGTCGTACTGCCTGTTTGCTTCTTGTACTGCATTAATGTGACTCCATACATTATGACCCATTTGGATCGCATAAGAAAAACTATCCCAACTTGTTTTTCCTTCTTTACCTATCTTATTTAGGTCACCTGGAGCATAGATACAAATATCTTTTGCTTGTAGGTTTGCTGTGATAGGACTATCTAAGAAACTTTTATGTTTCCCTTCACGTACAAAAGCAGTACCAAAATGTGTTGTATCAGTTGCTAATGCTTTGTTGTCAATGCTAGGTACCATTCTGTATACCCATTTAGTTCTGTCTTTTGTTTCAAGTTCACAATAAATTTGACCATTTGCTGTTGCTAGGAACGGACTAGCACAATCAAATGTAATCGTAAAGTTTGGATTGTGATACTTGCGAACTGCTCGTTGAATGTCTGTAAGTAATGTTGCCCACTCTAGTTTTGAAGTACCTAAGAAGTGCATAAAGTCATGTAGGCCTTTTTCAAGTAATCCATCAAAACGTAGTGCTACCAATCTTTTAAGAACAAGATGAATATCACACATATTCTGACCACCCATCGACCAACCATTAAAGTGTGTATCCGGATATTTTTTAGGATCACAATAGTCCTTCATCTGCTGATACCAATCTTCAGCATCTGCATGGTTTTCACCTTGTAAAACATTTAGGAACTTACAAGCACCTGTACGATTCTTCATAAAGTAATCGTTGTTAATGCGTGTGGCATTTACAGCATCTTGATAGTTGTCAATACCTGTTGCTTTTCTGCCAGCAGGTGAACGTGCCACCCAAGCCGGAATATCAAGGATCATACCATAGTCCATATAAGCATCCATCCACGCAAGAACTTGCTCACGTTTCTTTTTTGCTTTAGGACAATTAGGATCTTTCCAATCACCTTCCCATACGCCTTTACCAATCTGGAATCCACCCGAGTCACCTAGTAACCAACTATTCTCACGATCACGTTCACGGATCATTAGTTCTTTGGGTGCGTCCTTGTTAATATCAAGTTCAGCGTGTCCTGCTGAATACAAACTCCAATGATAATTGAATAGTCCGTCTTTTCTATTAAACCAATTAAGACCTTCCATCTCGTTATTAGGAAAAGGAATACGATTTTTGTCTACATATTCTTCTCTACGTTGTTTGCCGATGAAAGTCGCATAGAAACCACTGATCGCCGGCAAGAATATAGCGTAGTCTTTCTGTTCTTTTGTTAGATCAGTGTTCAATACTGCTCTCCTTATTTGCTTTGTGCTGGTAAAATGTATTCGTATTGTGCAAGTCCACTATCAACAGCAATCTGCATAGCACCTTGATCTGAAATACGCATTACCTTATCACCATCTAAGTTTAAGATAGCCATTACTTGTGCAACAGGCCATGCCCATTCGTTTTTAAGTGATCCAGTTACATTAGTTGCGAATACAAATTCACCTGCGTGTGTACTTGCATCTCCAAACTTAAATTTAAGATCACTGCCGTCAGCAATTACCGTAAATACCGTTTCTTCTGCGTTAGCAGTTGCCTGCAATTTAAAACGTTGTACGTTAGCAATAGTTGGTGCAACTTCTACGTCCCACTGAGCACCTTTAAATTTAACGGTCTTAAGTTTTTCGTTGATAATATCAGCGTTCATAAAACGATAATCGTTTTTAAAATCGCCTGCTTTATTTTCGAAGTGAATACCTACAGGAATAGTTTGACCATTGCGATCAGCAGTAACAACATCAATAGTTGCACCGTCCTTGTATTCTGGACATTTCAAATGAATGTCTAGTTTGTTTAGGTTAGGCATACCAAAAGTGCCCTTCATTTCTACCTGTGCGGCTTTTGTATTAGCCTGTAGAATTACTGAGCGATCTTCAGCCATGCTGTCAATACCAGTTTGTGCATCATCACCATTGACCTTAACAATGTTAAGAAAGCCAAGTGCATGTGTATGTGCAACAATGTCTTGTAATATGTCTTTCATAGTTTTCTCCGTTCCTTATTACTATTATATTTAGAAAATCATTCAAAGTCAAATAAATTATTGAATGTATTCTTCTGTTCGGTTGATTTTATATCCCAATCCAAAACACCAATAAGATTGTCCAATTTGTTATCGATGATAACACTTTCCATTTCATCATCCGCAAACGGAAGTTCTTGGAACCAACTTGGAATTCTTAGTTCGTCTGTAGGATACGCAACCGAAGTATATCCCATAGGATTGTTCTTTAGTTTGCAAACAATAACTTTCATACCGTCAACTATTTGCATACTATAATTGTCACCATTCATGCCTTTGAGTGTATTCCAATTAATACTTGCTCTTACATGACCTGGCATATTAACTTTGCCTTGCTTTTTAAGTTTAGCAAGATAATCTGTAATATTATTTGCACGTTTAGGTGATCCTTTTTCCCAACCTGGTCGTGCTTTAAATTCTGTTCTAAATTCTGTAATCATATCAAGAATTTTTTCTTCTTGAGCGCCTGTTAGTACAGCCAACAAAACTTCACTTAAAAAGTCTTGCATAAACACAGGAGTATCTGAACGTTTAAGATCAAGACCCATTGCTTTTACTTTGCCTGGCTTACCGTCTACATCTGTACGGAATCCTTCTAAATCATAAATTAGAATAGCATATCTTTTCTTAGTAATAAACAAACCTTTTTCACCAACAACTTCTCTTCCTGCCGCAATAACCTTTCCTCTTGTTTTAGGACAATGAAACGCATCTTCCATAAATTTCGGAAAAGTTGTATTTGCTTCTTCACAAATTTGATCATATAGTGCAATAACACTTTCCTTGTTCCACGGAATATCACCTTTGTCAATTTCAGCACGTAAACTTGTGTATGCACTAAAGTAACAGGAATCAGTGTCACCGTATATAATACTTTTACCTACGTGATCATACTCGCCTGTAATAATTTCATTAACCTTGGCCGCCATATGTTTTGTAATTGCTCTGCCTGTTAGTGTAGTGCTTTGACCAATCCTTGGGTCAAAGAATCTACAACCGGGATTAAGAATAGCACCGTAAAGAGAGTTAAGATTAATCTTTTTAACCAACTGCCTTTTATCCCAAAAAGACGTTTCGATCTTGTTACCTGCGTCTTGTGCGGCAGTTTTCTTTGCCTGCATTTCTTTACGTTCAGCATACCACCTCTCTAATAGTCCAGGAATAATACCTTCATGTTCTGTTGTAAGAATAGTTCCGTTAGCACTAAGCATCCAGGGTTGATTGCTTTCGAAAATTAATCTATAAACTTCGGCGGCACTCATAATGTCTGATTCGCCATTTTCCCAATCAACGGTAATCTGCAGATCTTTTCTCTGATTCATTACAGCATCATATTCTAAACTACCAAAACGTCCTTCCCAAGCCGCCGCAAATGATTTCTTACGTAATGTCATTTCGTTTTTGATATGTTCTTCTGTGTACGTTGGTTTTAATTGACCAACTACCGTTGCAGGGTCCATGTTTAATGCACGAATAACTGATGGATATAGTGAATTAATATCCATCGATCCAATCCAGTCATGTAGTCCTTTTTTAGGATATGCAACATAAGCACCTGCCGCAGGTTCACTGCCAGGTTCTCTATGTACCCTATTAGGAACTACAAAGCCACGTCTATGTGCTTCGTTAATAATTGCTTGTTCTGTAACTGCAACAGCACCCATTGTGGTGGGTAGCAAAACCGTATTTGCATGTGCAAGTTCATTCGCTAAATCAATGAACCTTAACTTTTTGTCCAACTTGTCCAGTAGTGCAACGTCTTGTCTGTTGTATTCGATAAACGTTCGGAAGTCATTGTTATAAAGTTGATCGAGCGTACCTTCGTACACCGTTTTCTTTTCGCCAACTTCCGTTTCACCAATGGCATCAAGTCTGTAAGTGTGCCTTTCTTCATATGTGTATTTACGATACAATTCCAAACTATCTAAATGCTGTCTGCCTATTAGGTCATAGGTTTCCTGTTCTCTTCCAAACTTTTCATATGTTCTTTTCTTAGGATATTGATCCCACAAACAAAAACGTCTTGTATCTTCTTTGCTTAGTACTCTTGTAATTCTGTTTACGGTGTATGGAATATCGTAACCTTCGCTATTCCAACCACTTAGTATATCTGCGTCTTGTATTAAATCCAAAAACGTGTCAAGCATTTCTGCTTCGCTTTCGAATAAGTGTGTGTTAGGAAAATCTTTTACCTGTTCCTTTGCTTCTTCCATAGTAAGCGTTTTAGGTGGAATAGCAAGTGTTACAAGGGTATCAAGCCATTGTAGATGTACGGTAATTGCTGTAATGGCTGTGAATGGATCTTCGGGAGAACTATATCCACGCTCTGGATCAAAGTCAACCTCGATATCGAAAAATGCAACGTGTAGATTCGGAGCATCCTGGCCTAGATAGTTTTCTTCAAGCAGTCGGTATACAGGATTGATATCCGCTTCATACAAGCCACGATGTTTGTTTATTTTTTGTTCTTTAAGAAAGTCTTTCCAACTTTTACATACAACTCTTGAGCAAGGGTCACCGATCGTCGAACGATGCTTACCTTTTTGATCACCATAATAGAATACATATCTTGCGGGGAATTCGCGAAACTCTCGTTCGCCTTTTTTGTTTCTCTCTACGACTTTAATAACGTCTTTGTCTCTGTTCCACAGAGCGTCTACATAACTCATTTTTTCTCCTGTTTGTCACTTTCGGCTGACAATACCAAATATTCCATTTGTGGCTGGATTAACCTTCTTCAAATTTACTTATGCCTTAACTTTTCTTTGTTTTCTTTTTACGGCTTTTTTTAAGTGCAGGATCGGTTATTCCATTTTCTTTGTACCATTTCTGTTTTACTTCTGCATCTGTATATTGTGGTGTTCTATCTAAACCACCATATCCTTGCGCCAACCCTGGTGCAACTTTTTCAATAGTTCCGCCTTTGGCTAAGAACTCTTTCATCATTTCATCTAATTTTTCTTGTCTTTCTTCGGGTGAAGGTCCTTCTTTCCCTCCATAGTTTCTACGTATATCTGGTCCTGGCATAAAACTCCTTTGTTATTTTAATAATAACATCAACATTATTTTTTGTCAAGTTTTATTTTATCAAAATATGAATCCACATTTTGTGCTTTATCATCTATCCAAATATCATAATGAGGCTTTTTAAAATTAACACTAGTATATTTTACTCCCCATTGTCTTAGTTGATTGTATGTAAGTTCTTTTTTGGCTTCTAAATTTCCGTTACTCATACCTCTGGCTGTCCAATAATGAACTTCGTGTCCCTCGTCAAATAACTGATTAAAATGCTCAATACGTTCTTGGTATGGTTTAGCATACTCGTATTCATTTTTACCATCTTTGGTAATATTTAAATTACAAATTGTTCCGTCAATATCTACATAATAGATCATGGCAATTTCCATTCCATTCTTTCTTCAATAGCATAACGAGCACCTTCGATATAATCTTTATCTTCTTCGCTTAGTATAGTCCAGTATTTTGTTACCCAAGATATTACATCTTCAACGTATTCTGGACGATCTAGATGTGCATTAGACTCCATTAGTTGTTGTAAATGGTCCATTTTATTACTAATAGTTTTTAGCATATGGTCTTTCATTTTACCCATTAGTCTTCTCTCCAAATATCATTTTTTAATATTTTCCAATAACTATTCTCTTGTACCATAGTTATCATGTTGCTATCATCCTTTACAGGAAAATTTTCATCAGGATGTGTAACAATATCATCTAAATTTTTTACGTAGTCTTTGTGGTAAAAGAATATGTTATTAGCAGAGGTATCATATCCAAAATATGTATATCCGTAACGATTCCATAGTCTTTTATATTTTGCTAAACTAACACCAAACAAGCCTGTTTTTTTATAAAATCCATTATGATTAGCCGCAAATTCAATATATGGAAAACTAGCATGAACTTTAGGACCAAACCTTTTATTAATTTCTAAACAAACAACCTTAGGTGTATATTGATTTTCTAATAGCCATTTGGATATTTCATAATCGTAACTATCAATATCTAGCGAAAAAAAATCAAAAACTTTAGGTGTATCTTTAAATGCTTTATGCACGTTCTTAGGTGTTACCTTTAGAACTATATGTTTAAATTCTTTAGGTAGAACAGAATCTTTAAAAATTCTAGGATCTGCGTCAACACCGGTACCAGTCCAACCTTGATCCATTAAATGATGGGTCATATTTTCCGTACCATTACCCCAACCAATTTCTAAAAATATTTTTGTATTATTTTTAATGGAGTCAGTTAATACTTTAATAATTCCATCTTCTTTGTGTTGGCTCCATACTTTGTATTCATATGGCAAAGATTTCATTACCACCAACCCATTGCTCTACCGAAACCAAAGATGTGTAAGCAGGCAAAATAACTTGTCATTACAAGTGGCCAACCTACTTGTCGTCTTACAAATGCAACAATACTAAACACAGCACCTGTAAAACTAACAGGGTAAATCAAGTGCATTGGTGGAGCATCTGCTGTAACACTAATCCAAGTCATTGATATGAATACACAAATACTTGCGATTGTTTCGTAATAGAATGCTGTTTTATCTGAAGTATAACTTCTAATCCAAAACTGCTTTACTTTTTCCCATAAATTTTTCATATTATTTTTAATTTCCTTGCAAGAGGTTTTAAATGTTCTGGAATATCCCAACCGAATACTTTGCAAAGGTGAAGTCCACTTGTTTCTCCGTCAATTTTTTTAGAATTTTTTTTCATTCCAAAACCTAAACCACCTTTTGTTTTTGTATGTATTTTAGGATCGTATTGTGATACATCTGAATATTTTTTTCTTTTTAGCATATTTTACCACCATCCAATCGCAATACCAAAGCCGAAAACATTTACAATTGAAAAATAAAATGTTAGCATCATTACCCATGCCGCACCGCGTCTAAATGATGCATAACATTGTGAAACTGATCCTACAAAGAACCCAGGATATACGTATAACATATTTGGATCTCTAGCATTTAATGCTAAAGTTAAACTTGCTCCAACGGTAAAGATAAAACTTAGTAATTCAAATGCAAATGCAATTCTATCAGATTGATAACTATCGGTCCAGAAAGATATAATTTTTTGCAATTACTTGTCCTTGCCGGTAGTAATGACAATAGATTCTAGATCATCAAAATCTTGATAAACTTCTTGCCAATTACCTTTATGTGCAACTCCGATTGCTTTGTTGATCAATGCTGGTTTGATATCTAATTCTTCTGCAACTGCTTTCACGGTATCTTTTAGACCTTCTTTAAGATCTGCAATTTCTCCCATTACACTTGCACCGTCATTGACTACTTGAACTAGTTTTGCCTTTTCTTCAGGACCAAAAACTTTTCCACTCATTTGTTTCTCCTTTGTTGTATATTTTATATTATATATGGATTTATGCTAGAAGTCAAGATTATTCTTCGTCTTTGGCTTTATAATTCCATTCGTCGGTGTGTCCTACACTCCACTTTGGTGTATTTTCTACGGTGTAGTTTTGGGTGCATACTTTAAAGTCGGGTATTAGTCTGTCATTTGTAATCA